TCTACCTTTGTTTGGGTGTACAAAACTCAAATAACCCAAACTCAAGTGGAGGATAGCTCGTTTGGGTTCTGTACATTAGTATACGTCAACTCAGTAACCTCAAGTGATGGAGAATCGAAATGACAAGAATACTACGGGACATCTACGAAAACGAGTACGCAGTGCTGCGGGCACATTCCGACCAGTGCAGGCGGCAATACCGGCTGACGTTTGCTCGCTGGGCAGACCAGCTGAAAACGGAGCCGACAACCGAGCATCTCGACCCGCTGGTGGTTCAGACCTACGTTGCCAGCCGGCGAGCCGTGCGGTCAGCCGCCACGGCCAGAAAGGACAGAAACCAGATTTCCGCCCTCTGGTCGTACTGCGCCAAAAGGCGATACGTTGACCAGTTCCCAACGCTTGCCCAGATACGGGCACCAGGACGCATACCACGAGGCTACACGGTCGATGAGGTGTCAGCCCTCCTGCGGCAGGCTTTGCAGCGACGGCCCCGTATAAAGCCAACCACGCTGCCGCCGCACCTTTTCTTTCCGCCGCTGATCCGGTCGTGCTGGGAGACCGCCGAACGGATCGGTTCGCATCTGGCACTTCGCTGGCGTGACGTGGACACGACGCAGCGAATCGTCATCTTCCCAGCCGAGGGTCGGAAAGGTGCGACCCGCGACATCCTGCGGACGATTTCAGAGGATCAGTGCAAGTGGCTTGAGCAGATCCGAGGCAAGCCTGACGATCTGGTCTGGCCGTGGACTGCTGACAAAAGCACCTTGTGGCACCACTTCGGGCTGCTTTGCAAGCGGGCCGGCGTCACAAACCGTGGCTTCCACGGGCTGCGGAAGTCTGCCGCCAGCTACATGGCGCTTGCTGGTGGCGATGCCACGCAACTGCTTGACCACTCAAACCCAGCCATCACCAAGGCCCATTACATCGACGTGACGATTGCCAAGCCGAAGCAGACGGCAATTGACCTGCTGCCACCGCTTGACCTGACGACGCCAAAGCCGCCGGCCAGCGAGCAGCCGCCAGCAAAGCCCGCCGACGCCCCGCCTGCGAGCGACGAAAAGCCGCCAGAGAACAACGCTGCTTGACGCCCGTGTCACACTACCCGTGACGTCGCCCGGCTGGCCGGCAGCGGACATATAACCCGTGTCGCCGACCCAGCCGGGCGGCGTTCCATGTTCAGGAATCTGGAAAATGCCCCACGCCATCCTCCGTTTCCGCCTGCCCGACGAGCAAGCTGAGTTCGACGCCGCCCGCCAAGGCAGCGATGCGAAGTCGCTCCTGTGGGACATCGACACGTACTGCCGCAGCGTCTGCAAGCACGGCTCGCCGTCAGAGGAGACGAGGCGGCACCTAGAGCACATCCGCACGTTGATAGGCGAGACGCCGGGGTTGGTGGAGTAATGACGCAACATCGCACAAATTGCAACACGTCGCCATCTCTTGTCGATCTCCGCGACACGTTCGCCGCTGCGGCGTTGACGGGGCTGCTGGCGAACCCGCGACATGACGAAGACAACACCGAAGAAATCTGCCACTGGGCATGGAACTGGGCCGAAGTCATGCTGCGCGAGCGGGAAAAGTCCCGCTCGGGACAAAACGACGCCGAAACGGTGCCGCAGCACGCGAAATGCACCGAGCGGGATCGTTTTGCAAAACCTATGCAGAACGAAAAAAGCGCCGAGGTTTTGCCCAGACCATATGAGATCTGCGACGAAAAACGTAGTTTTTCTCGTACGAATCATGACGCCGCGCCAGCCGAACTTGTCGCCCGCACCCGGCACGTTGCCGATAGCCTAGAGGCTATCGCAAAATGCGATACCGATAGCCCGCAGCCTTTCGCAGCCGCCTACGCGGTCTATCTCAACGGCGAGTACGACTCGTCTTACGGACCCGACGCGATCGACGAGGCACTGGAGATCGCCGCCGACTGTCACGGCGAGGTGGTGCCGCTGTACCGCACACCGCAGGCGCACGCTACACCTGGCGAGGGTAGTGTGCAGGGCGAGGGTACAGAGCCGGTGGCGTGGGCGGTGGTTGGCCGCTGCATCCGCGTCATGGGCGTTAGCAAAGAGAGCGTTGAAGAGGAGGTCAAGGATGGCGAGCGATTGGTTCCGCTCTACACGCATCCGGTTCCGCCTGATCGGCCGGTTGGGATAGGCTTTGATGATCTTCGGCTCACCGACGAGGAGCGGGAGGCGATTGAGGAGGTGGTAGCGTTCCTTGAGCCGCCGTTCCTTGAACAAAAGCATCCGAATTACATCGCCGACACGCTCCGCTCGCTGCTGGACCGCCTCGCCTAGCCATCAAACAGGTGCATCTTCGCCAACTGCCTTCTCGCCATCGCCTCAACCCGTGCCTTGCTCCCCGGCTCTGCCGGCAGCTTGTCCGGCGGCGTCATGTAGACTTCGATGTCCTCTGCCAGCGACGCCGCCCGGTGCTCAACCTCACGCACCGTGTCGAGCACAAGCGTGTGATCGCCAGATTTGGCACGCTCGCACAACTCGCCCTGCCCACCCTTGCGTGGATCGTAGAGCAGTTCGATTGTCCATGTGATGCGGGCACCTACACGGGCGAGTTGTGTCAACCACTTCCGCAGTTGCGGCGAGAGACGTTCCGGCATACGACGCTTCTTGCCCTTCGCCGGTGGCAGTTCGTCGTCGCTCAAGAGTGACCGCTGTACCTCGCCCATGCAGCGAGTGTCGCCAGCGTGTCAAGTCTTTCGGGCTTCCCTGCACGCCGCACGCATCCAAGTGCGGTTCGCCATGCTCTCGAACCACAGGCGTGCGAACGATTCCACGGCGTCAGTGCCGACATCGCCGTAGAGTTTCTGCAACTCTGGCGAGTCGCCCCACATGGCCTCGACGTCTTCCCTGACCTTGGCAATCAAGACTTTGGCATCACGCACCGCTGCCATCTCGCTCTCTGGCTGCGCCCTAGCGAGCTTCGTCCAATGCTCGGCATTCCAGCAGCGACAGACGGCGTCCACGAACTCGTCAAATGCACGCCCAGCCGCAACGGCTCGCGGGCCGACTTCGTCCCTGAGCCGGCTGCGGAGGTGCGGCAGCATCCCAGCCGGCGCGTCGTCCACCGTCACCTCCCGCCCGCAGGCCGAGCAGGTGAAACAGGCGTGGACAACGCGCCGGTCGGGGCTTTGCACTTGCAAGACGCAGGGCACGGGCACGGCGTCCGGTGCCCATCGCCGTGGACGATGTAGCCACGCCCGCCGCAGTCGGTGCAGCAGCCCGGCTTAGGCTCTGGCTTCGGCTCTGGAGCCTTGTCCGGTGCCGTGGCGGCATAGGCGACGCTGACCGCCGCCGAGGCTCTAGGAGCCTCTTGGTCGATCTGTGCGGGATCAGCCGACAGAGCGGCGAGGATTGAGAGCAGCCATTGCCACATGCGTCACCATCCTTGCCCGTGATTGAGTACGCGATGCCCGTTCTCGTCGACTCGTGCGTGGACGACGTAACGCTGCTCGGCTGGTGGCTGCTCCGCAAACATCATCGCCCACAGTCCGAGGCGGGCGAGCCGCTGGATGATCCGCAGCACAGGGCGGGACGGTTCCGGCTTGACCGGGCTGTAGTCGCTGGTGGCGGCCCACCATGTCAGCATCACGGCAACCATGGCGACGACGACGGCGGTCTGAATCTCACGCTTGCTCATCGGTCATCACTCCACAGCGAATAGACGAACATCACCACGACGGCACCGATCACAGAGCCGATCAGCCCGGCGGGAGCGTCGCCAAAAGGAAGACCGCCGGCGAGCGAGCCGACGATGCCGAGACCGATAGTCGGCACCCAGCCTTCAGGGCACTTGCCAGGGTAAATCCACTTGGCGATGCCGCCTGCGACGGCACCGAATACGAGCCACATGACGAGCGACATAGGCTTCTCCTACTGTGCGAGATGAAACGTGTCTGCGATCAGGCGAGCAGGCGACGGCTTGCGTGCCTGCTTCTCTGGCGGTGCCGGTGCGAGCCAGCCGCCGTGGTCGAGATCTCGGTAGCGGAAGTTCACGCCGCTGATGCTGAACGAGTCTTGACCGGCGAGCATGGCATCGACGGTCTCACGGCTCACCCAGAACGAGCCGTCTGGCTGATCTGCCGGCCACTTCGGGCCGCCGTTGAAGACGCCCCACGAATTGAGGCACAACAGCCCGTCACGCTTGCCTTCGTTCTTCGCATACCTGACGGCGATGAAGCACATGCAGTGCGCCCATGATCCTTGCCGTGGCGAGAATCCATCGGCGTCACGCTGCGACGAGAAGCCCACGCCGCTACACACCGGAACGGGGTAGCCGCTCTCGATGCTCGCTGCCGCCTCGTCGAAGTTCCGCACCAGCGCTACGTTCTTCGCCGTGGTCTTGTTGGCGAGCCGCGCGAGTGCCAGCCCGTTGGCACCGCCACCGCACAAAAGATTGCCCCATTCTTTAGCTCGTGTAGGGCTGTACGTGGAGAGATCGACACCGGCGTATTGCTGGCGAAACAGGATGCCGCCGACGCTTGGGTCTTTGCACTTGCCAGCCACCCAGCGTGCAGCAGCGCCGCCATACGAGCCATCCGAGTAGCCCGCCTGCGTCACTGGCGGAAGCCTGCCGGCGGTTCTCGATCCTGAATACAGTGGCTCGGTCGCCACGAGTTTCGGCGGCTCTGGCAATTCACCCTCTGCCCAATCGACGCATTGCCCAACGTAGCTGCCCATGGCCCAGCCAAAACTGACACAGTCACCTATGCCCTGTTTCCAAGGCCCGAACGGCTTTCCGTAGACCTGGCGGTGAGCACGATCCGCGAAGCGGTAGAGAAACGTGTCTTGCTGCTTGGCGTTCTTGATGACTTCCTTCGCCGCATCAGAGAAGAGCGGCTGGTCGAGTTCAGCTAGAAACGCCTTCGTTCCCGCCGGGTCTGGCGTATACCCAAACTGCCCATCAATCCGCGCAACAACACGGTGCGTGGCACGCTCAACAAGCGCCCCGAGAATCGCCATCACGATCACAAACGTGACAGCACCGATAGACCAGCGGTTAGCGCGTGACATCGGCAGCAGCCCTCGCCAGGTCACGCAGAGCCGCTACCCAATCCGCCCGGCTCTCTGGCGTCACAGGACCGCCGGAAGCACCCACGGCGTCATCGAGGAACCGATGCACGGCTTCTCTGACGTGAGGCTGACGGGCACCGATGCTGTCACCCTTGCAACGAGCCTCACGGGCTGCGATCCGAAGTTCGTCAAATGCGACGCCGGTCTTGAGACGCTGGTCGTGCAGCCCATCGTATTCGATGCAATCTGCGAGTTCTGAGCACAAGGCGGATAGGGTTGCGGCGTCCGAACTGGCTCGCTCTCCGATGAATTTTCCTCTGAGCGTGAACGCATCCGGCGGCACCGGCTCTGGGGTGGGGGAGGGTGTATTCGAGCGGCTCGGCATAAAGGCAATCGCCGCAGCGACGAGTAGAGCCAACACGGCGACGTGCTTGCCGTCGATGGTCGGCATCTTCGCCGTAGCGATGAGCGCCTTCGCCTTCTCCACGACTTGCGGGCCGGCGAGCAGATAGACGGCGAACGCAACGAGCAACGCTGTAATCACGCGGAAGCCCTCACGAGCGGCAGGAGAGATTCGATGGCACCAGATGCCAGGGCGAGCACAAACGCCCGCAGGGCAGGCCGCAGGATCGCCCAGAACGGCCACGCCACCAGCGGCAGGCACGACACGGCAATCATGTCGAAGAGCGACGCAACCGCAGCGAGAGCGATAGCCTTCTTTTCCGGCCCGGAGATCGACGCAGTGGCGTCAAGCGTCTCGACGCACAGCCGCAGCAAGGCGACCAGCAGAGAGCCGAACTCGCTCCACGTCAGACCGTCACGGGCCACGACTTTAGCGGTGGTCAGGAACGCGCCGACCTTGTGCTCGATGTCGAGGAAAGGGTGTGCGGCAGCAAGCGGGGCGTCAGTGACCATGCCGCCAGACTAGGGCGGCTGGGTGGAATCCTAGACCGGCTCTGCCCGTTCCTGCTCACGGTGCAAAACGAGCGCAATCGCCGCATAGCAGGCGATGTCTTGGAGCGTGTCTTCCACGCCGTCAAACTCGCATTTCCCACGCCGAAAATACGCTTTGAGTCTGTGCATCTTGTCCGAGATCCGCAGGATGCAGCCTGCCCACGCTGGCATATTCACAACGTCGGCACTGTTGCGGATGTTGCTCAGTGCGTCTTCGTCCACGCCGTAGTCCATCGTCTTCCGCAGGTGCAGCGTCCGCAGTTCGTCGAGCACGGCGAGAAACTCCCGAGAGCCTGGGCGGATGTCGTCGTGTTCCTCGGCAAGGATGCTGTCACCCGTCCACCGGATGTCGTCCGGTGCGGCTTCCATCTCTCGTTGCCCCTGCAAGATCCAATCCGCCGGCACCGACTCTTCACGCTCCGAGGCGTACTTCTCAGCGCTCGCCCTGGTCATCTCCTGCCACCGCCCTGGCGATTCCTCGACGATAGCTGTGGCAGAGTGGCACTTGCCGCCGTCGCAGCATCCGCCGGCCAGGCGGGTCTCAACCGCTGCCCGCAGCGCGGCGTTGGACGATTCGAGATCTGTAAGAAATTCTTGCATCTTTTTCCTTTCAATTAGCAATCTTGCGACGTCGGCAGCCAGAGCACCTGCTGTGCCCGTCCACTGCCCTTGATAGCGATACGCTCGCTGGCGTGCCTCGGCGATATACTCGTCCGTCAATTCGTAGTCCATGCGTCAAGCCCTCACGCCTGCGACGTGCATGGACGACAGCCCGCCGGCGTGGTCGTAGAAGAACGTCTCCATTGCCTGCCGTGAGCCGATGAATCCGTTGACGCTGTGCCAATCGTCGGGCGGGCAGAGAGCCGGTGCCGTGCGAAC